TTATGCAATCGTAGACCTCTACCAATTGACTGTATAGTCTTTATCTTGGCTTTACCTCCACTCGCAAATACGATATAATGCAAATTCTTAATATTAATACCTGTTGAGAATATTTTTGATATGGCAATAACAACGACGTTATCCTCCATCTCCATTACCTCCTTTACCTTCTCTCTATCCTCAACCGGTATCTCACCTCTTATATAGTAAACTTTCTTGTTAGGACATGTAGACATTAAATGCTTTTGCAAGATAAAGCCATGATCAATATAATCAACCATGATTAAACTATTCTTCTCAAACCTATTACACAGCTTCGCTAAAACATTATTTCTAAAACTACTATTCTTTATAAATTCTAATTCTCTTAGATATTTGTCTGTAGGGTTTAATTGCTCACCAGGATAAAGAATATACTGAGGCTCGTCAATATGATCTAACTTAAGCACTTGTATCTTAACTTGCGATACATATTGCTGCTTCCTTAACTCATAGCTGTTCCTCTCATATATAACTGACCCTATATGTCCTATAATATTCCATTGATCTATTTGCTCTTCAGGCATAGTACCGGTAAAGCCGAATTTATGAGGTGTACGTATGGTCTTTAAGATCTTATTAACCTTATTTCCTTTTCTTAATTTATGAACCTCATCCACAACGCATACATCGACATCTTGTAACCAAGATGTGTCAGAATTTTTACTCTGTATAATACCTAGATTACATACTACAACGTTTGTACCTAAATTTAACTGATTGTTACCGGACCATTTAGAAACAGAAAACGATACACCATAATCGATAAAGTCGCTGAAAGTCTGTTCTACTAATCCTAAGTCTGGCACAATTAATGCACACTTAAAGTTTTTATCTACATTATTGTAGATAGTCTCAAGCAATGTAGCAATAGTCAATGTCTTGCCACCAGCTGTAGCAAGTACTGTTACACCTCTTCCTTTCTGTAAACAAACATCGACGATATCCTTCTGATAATCTCTTAGATCTAGCTCTAACTTAGATATGTTATCTGCATCTACATTATAACTCGGAGCTGAGTTATCATTAAACTGAGATGTAGCGAGTATGGATCCTGTATATCCGGATCTGTTTATATAAGAAATTATATCTGAATACAAACCTGGGTCGAATCTGCCTGTAGGCGTTATCGCATACAGTCTATTAGGGGCCCAGCGAGCTCCTCTCATCCGCGCAAATCTCGCCGTCTTATTTTCAACAGAAAAGTGCTCGCGGATAGTATCGCACATCTCACCAGATACGATTCCTTGCCGTCGACGGCTATCCCAATCAAACTTTATTGTCATTGTGTTTCTAGCTTAATAATATCAGTAAGATTTTTAATATCAAATGTCATACTATTTAGAATCTTTTCTGCCTTTTCTAAAAACTCTTGAGTTATGTAAAGATCTTGGAGCTCCTTATTAATGTCAACAATAACATCTGCCTTTTCAACTTGCTGTTTAACTGTAGCTGCTGTCAATTTAACAGGAGACTCGCTCATAAGCTGATCGGTACCTTTAACAATGATACTCTTCTTCTTCCTGCTAAGCTCGGCAATCTGAATCTTGAGTCTGATCAACCTACCAGTCCACTTATGCTTTATAGCAGGTAATTTCATCTGGACGTCCTTCATAGTAAACTCATCTATAGATGTATCATGCTGCATTTCCTCTATATATCTGTCTATTAGAGACATTCTTTATATAATGATAAGATATAAAACATGATAATCAAGATTAAATAATTAAAATGTCACTGTTTAGAAAATATTTTTTAGAATCAATAAATGAACAGATGTCAGTCGCGTCTGTCGGCTTAGGTGGTAGCGCAGCTGAGCTTGTCGGTAATTCAGATTTCTATGCTCCGGACGATACACGGATTCCAAAAGTTATAGGTGCGAAGAAAAAGAAGAAAAAGACAAAGGCTAAGGTAGCTACTCGCACGGCCCCTGAAACTATATTTCTAACTGTCCCACAATAAGTATCTGCAATGGATTTAGGTCATTGGATATCAGGCGAAGACTGGCCAGATGATTGCTTCGGATTCATATATGAGATTTGTAATACTAAAACCGGTAAACGATATATAGGTAAAAAACAAGTACAAAAAATCATTAAACGGGCTCCTCTAAAAGGTAAAAAGAATAAGCGCCACATTATTACAGAATCGGATTGGAAAACATATACTGGTAGCTGTAATGAGCTGAATTTAGAAATAGATAGACAAGGTAAGTCAGATTTTGCTTTCACTATTTTGAAATTCTGTTATAATAAATGGGAACTTGCTTATTATGAAGCTGAATTACAGTTCAAATTAGGCGTATTGCTTAAAGACAATTACTACAACGGGATTATAAATTGCAGAGTTGGACGGAAACCAAAAAAGAGATGAACCTCGTATACCCTCTACATAATATCAGGCTACTAGACTTCAATGCAATATATAAAAAATATGCTGAGCCGAAGTTAATTGAAGATATAGATAAATTTAATCTGATTAAAAATGATCAGCTGAATATCAAAGGCAGCGATGTGAGACGATTGTTCTACCATCATATAATCTTTGAGCTTTGTGAATATATATTGACTGTCAGAGGTAAAGAGAAGGTTATTATAGTATATTGTGACAAAATACCTCCTCGCACGGATCTACTCAAATATGTACCCTTCAACGATCTGGTAACCTTCTTTAATACGTTAATCAAACGAATAGCAAAAATACTACCACTGAAGATATTACTCACTAACCTAACTTTCAGTGTAATAAGGAGAAATAAAAACTCTGGCGAGATTGGTGATATACTATCCGCTGCGAAAGCCATAGCAGATAAGTATGATATAACTAATTTCACATACTCTAAAGCTAGATATTTCGCGGCCGCAAATGGGCTTGAGTATCTGTCGAATAACTATTTCAAGAAAATTAAAACGAAGCAGTTGATTTACCAGTGACACAAGAATAAGGTTATATGTAGCCGTTGGGCCGCCCTTATATACAGACGCCGAGCTAAATCTCATTTCTCCTGATTATAAGTTCATCCCCATTTATCTACATATTATTTGACTAAATATTGACGATATGGGTAAGCTCAACGACGTTTTACAAAAATTTGCAAATAAACAAGGTATTTTATATGAACAACCAGGCGGAGAGCTTGGCGGAGCAGTTGACGCAGCATTAGCAGCTCAACCAGCACCTGATGCGGCAGTACCACCGCCTCCTGGACAAGCAGCTGAACAGCCCGTACCTGACGAAGAAGATACAACAACGTTAACTGATCAAGGTTACGTAGAAGCTGTTCGTGATATGCTCGAGCTCTTAGAGATTAGCACAGAAGAACTTGAAGAAGCTGACTTAGATATTTTTAGGGATAAAGTAACGCCTAAAAATGCTTTTGATATTCACGAGAAATTACGCGACTTAATTACAAGATACGGATCACCGACAAAGGAAGCATGATAAATTTTAGCAATTTTTATTCCTTATTAAATGAAGGTGGTGCAGGTGGCCATATGCCGCATCCTTTCGACTTACCTGGTATTCAATCTGGTAGAGACCTGAGCCGTCTCTTTGAAAATTCAATTACTCATATCAAAGAAAAATCAGCAGCTACAAAAGTAGACGGAGTTAATGTTTCAGTTAGATTAGTCGACGGGTCAAACGGTAAAGAATTTGCCTTAGATCGCGGCTCAATGAAAGATATCGACGTCGAAGGTATAACAATTGGTCGTTTGGAGGAAAAATGGCCTAATAAAATTGATGTATCAGCCGGTGACGTAAAAGAAGAAACACACGGAATGGTTAAAGCAGGTCAAATACTTCTTGGAATTCTAAACGACGCTATTCCTCATATCGAGCCTGAATTAAAAGCTTTGAAGATGTGGGAAGTAAAGCCTGCGACAGAATCTCGATATATTAATACAGAGTTTGTCGAAGCAGGTGGGTCGAATATTATCAATTATGGCAAAAATTTTATAGCCTTCCATGGAATTAATAAATTCAAGCATCATACAGGTAAGAATCCAAAGACAGGTCGTCAAATTAATAGAAGAGCTGGTAGTGAAATGACAGACTCAGCCGGTAACCCGCGATACAATATTAATGCATTCAATCGATTGGTTGATAAAGTTCATGCTGTATCAAAAGGTCGTGATTTTGATACTCACGGTGTCATACCTGTCAGATTTAATAAAGAACCTGATCTACAAGCTATATTAAATTCAAAAGTTACTATAGCTCATTCCGAAAATAATGAAGATACACGTTCGTTAGATCTTTGGCTTAGCGCTGCACGTAATCCGTTAGGTAAAAAAGTCGAGTTATTGGATGGTACCAAAGTATTTGTCATGCAAAAGAAGATTTATCAATATGTTATTGGTGAAGATAATAAATCAATCGGTCCATTAGATGAATTTATAAAAGATAGCAATGTTAATAACAAGTTAGCAATTGATGCAGCTATTTTTTGGCATGCCACACGAGTTTTAGGTCGTGAAATACTCGGTAGTTTGGAAACACATCACGGAGAATCAATACCAGTCGGTGAAGGTATCGTTATCCGTGGCATGAGACCTACTCCGCGAGCTACGACAGTGTATCCCGTGTTTAAGATCGCTGGTGACTTTATTATACAAGGGTTACAATCACAATTCAAATGAACTTTGATCAACGATATAGCGAAGTAATGAATAAAGTCTTGTTTGAACGACAAGGTAGCATTATTTTATACCCCGGCGGGTTCAAACCACCTCATAAAGGTCATTTTGAAGCATTAAAGTATATGATTCACAAGTACGACGGGCAAATGGCTATAGTCTTTATAGGTAATAAGGAGAGAGACGGTATAACTCCTGAACAATCACAAAAAATATGGGAAGTATATGGAAAATACATTGGTGTTCCCCTAGAAGTGCACGCTTCTCCTGTCTCCCCCGTAAAATCCGTATATGATTACACAGATGCATATAAAAACGAGTTTATTGTAGTAGGAGCCGGTGAAGATGACCTAGCTAGGTACAATTACTTCAAAAAAAATAAAGAAACATATCCAAATGTTGTAGTATGTCCAATTCCACCACAATTCGGGCGTATAAGTGGTACAGATACAAGAGAAAAGCTAGCCGCTAAGGCGGAAGATGCATATAGTTTTATTCCTAATGAAGCTGAGTGTGATGTTGATGTAATTAAAGCTATTCTTTCTTAGCTGAGAATGCTTTAATTAAGATAGCCCCTAAAATAAAGCATGGAATGACCCACCATAAAGCGTTTATTTTATGTTCTGCGTGTTGGCACAGCCCGTTCGTACAGTTTATTATGTCCGTATAGTTCATTATTTCAAATCTCTAACAAAGTCGTAAAATTCTTGTCTAGTTAAGTCAGTTTTATCTAAAAAGGCTCCAGACATACGAGCAGTCTTCATAGTTGAGTCATGTTTTACACCTCTAACACATGCACACATATGGTTTGCTGACACTAATACAGCAACCCCCTTATTACCTTCACATACTTTATCGATATGCTTATGAATTTGCATGGTTAAGTTCTCTTGAACCTGCGGTCTACGTGCAAACCACTCAACAATTCTGTTTAATTTACTTAATCCAATCACTTTACCGTCCTTACCTGGTATATAAGCTACATGTGTTTCACCAATAAAGGGTAAATGGTGATGAGAACAGAAAGAATTCGTCTTAATATTGCCTTGAAATACTAATCCGTCGTACTGATCTACATTATCGAATGCAGTAATCTTAGGAGGATCAGTAAAACAACCTTCAGCTAAATCATTTACGAAAGCTTTTGCTACTCTTCTTGGTGTATCTGCACTGTTCGGATCATCTTCCCAATGAAAGCCAAGAGCGGTCATGTATCTACCATAGTGCTTAGCAGCTTCTTCAATGATTTGTTCTTTCTCCTCTGCTGATCTGGGCATATTCCCGTTAGCATAAGGTAATTTATATTCGTCAACGCTCATATTTCGTATTAATTATAGCATCATGACAGCAGATTTCAATAAATATTTTCAGAATGTTTGATGATAGGATAAGCGCTATACTTAGTACACTTAATATGCCGCCAGAGTCGGGCGTCCAGATGCAAATTGTACCAGCAACAACACCACAATTCGATAATTTCAAACAGTTCGTCATTCAATATGTTCAAGAGCATAATAATTTAGAGCCTAACCATCAAGTTATTTTGCAGATTGAAAATTCCAGTACAGTTGAAGAGATCGAAAGCTATCTAAAGAACCATAATTACTGTGATGAATGCTTTCTAAAGTTGTATCGTAAGTTCGCAACTGGAGAGCCACAAGGTTGTGGTTGCGGAATGTAAAAAGAGTTGACCTTCGTAAGCACTATACTATAATTAGTGGGTGCAACATATAACACGTAAGGGAAATTTCGATTCTGGTCATAGAGTCATGAATGAGCAATATAAATGCTTCAATCTTCATGGTCATACTTATCTATATGAATTGACATTTACATTTGATGCAATGGAGACGATTGGCTATGCATTAGATTTTAAGGAAATTAAGAGGGTAGGCTGTCAATGGATAGATGATTTAATGGATCATGGGATGCTTCTCAATCCAAAAGATGAACAAGTAATAAAAACAGTAGAGGATTTGGGAACTAAGCTGTGGTTAATGAGCTTAAACGGTGAAGGTGAATATTGTAACCCGTCAGTTGAGAATATTGCGCGTGAAGTTATATTGGCGGAGAGTATATTGTTTGAAGATTATCCATTACTAGAGCCTACTATGGTGAAGATATTCGAAACACCTAATTGCTGGACTGAGTGCTACTATAGTCAAGTACCGCAAAAAGAGAAAGACAATTTTTATGAGCAACACTACGATCAAATCAGATTATATGCACAACGAAAAGGAATCCTTGAATACGATGACAGAAAGTCCGACGCTGTCGCTCTCTGAGAGTTTCTACTCAGTACAGTGCGAAGGAGCAACTACTGGTTATCCTGCATATTTTATTCGACTTAAAGGTTGTAATTTAATGTGCGGCGGTAAGAACGGTGAGTTGATGAAGACCGGTAAAGCCACTTGGTGGTGCGATAGTGAGAATGTATGGCGTCAAGGTTGTAGGACAGATATTAACTATTTGATTGAGGACTGGAGAGACGAAGGTATTCTAGATTGGGTATTAAACGGTCGCGTCCACTTAGTGTGGACCGGAGGCGAGCCTACACTTAGTAAACATCAAAAAGATATTAACGACTGTATTGATTATCTAAACAAACATTACAGAGATGATGATCACCATAGATTAATGTTGTACAATGAAATTGAAACTAACGGTACTCAATATATCGAAAATGATCTGTTTAACAATCTAGATCAAATTAATTGTAGCGTTAAGCTAGCTAATAGCGGTATGGACTTCACAAAAAGATTTTGTGCTGCATCTCTCAAGCGTATTATGAGTCATAAAAATTATTGGTTTAAGTTTGTTGTAAGCGAAGAGGAGGATATGAAGGAAATTGAAGAAGATTTTATTAGACCTCTGAAAATCCCTGCTAATAAAGTTCTTATGATGCCTGGTTTAGATCGTCAAGATAACTTCCATGAAAGAACTGAATTCTGTCTCCAGATGGCAAAAAAATACGGTTATGTCGGAATGACAAGATTGCATATTTCTGCGTGGAATCAAACTACAGGAGTATAAATAATTCAAATGGCTGACGGAGATTATGTAAATAGAAATGTTTGTAACACACAGAAGATTACACTTGCTACAGGTTCATATACAGCTTTAGCTGCGGAAAAGTGTTCCGAGGTTATTCTTGTTAGTACTGATTGGTTTACAGTAAAAGCAACTAGTGATACAGGTACAGTAGAAGAGATGTTAGTACCAGCTAATACGTATTTCACTTGTAGAGGTATTACCAATGCTAGCCAAGTAACAGCACAAGGTAATAGTACATCTGTACTATATGCCAGAACTCAGTACTTCGGTGGTTCAACTCTATCATTCGGATAATATAGAGGGATCCAAATAAATAATTATGTGAAAGATCATAATTGGTTATTGGAAACATTATATAACGCAAATAAGACGGATGTAGAAACATTCCGTATATTTCAATGCCTGTCTCGATATTTCAATGATACGCGTGACTTTACTGGTATGATTGAATTAATTGACGAACGGAATATCCGCTTTAAGCCATTAACAGATCTTGCAGATGACTGCTTTTTTAGCGTCTCGGTAATGAGAGAGGTTACGAGATCGCGAAAGCGCCGTAGAGGTACTCCGGGGATAAGGTTCTATTCACAAATTGGTCGACATGCATATTCTCAGATAGGATATACTATGATAGATAAGAATTGGGATTTTTGGGTTTCATACGTTAATACTCACGTATCAATTGATAAATAATTACAATGTCGTATAGATCAGATGACGAAAAGATTATGGAAGGGCTCTCTTGGGAGACGGTAAAATCAGCGGTCGGGGCAGATACACCGAATAATAGAGCTGCTTCTGCTGTTGCTGACTTTTTCGCCGGCAAAGGTGGTGGTATATCTCAATTAGCTGCTAAACCTCTAAGCTTGTTCGGTACTACTCATAAGCGTTGGCAGAATAAAGCAGACGAAATGGATACGGCAAATTATTTGTATGACAAAATGTTGCCTGTATTACAGCAACATGGAGATAAGATAACCGTTCAGCAGGTTAAAGACGTATTAACAAGAACACCGCTAACGGATGGTGGCGATAATATTAAAGTCGATAAACTTAACATTTTCAAAGCTGGATATAATGATCCAGAGATGGTATTAGATATAAAACAGTTACACGAACTGCTCAGAATTGTATCAGGTGAGTTACAAGAGATTGTAGCTGCTGGGTCATCTGAATACAAGGTTGATTGGAGTAAGCATATAATGTCTCTCACAGCAGAGCAGGAAGCTGAACTCTTACTATATTTACTAGATAACGGATATCCGATTCCACCAGTAGCATAAGGATAATAAATCATGTCAGAACATACAACAGATAGTAATCCAGAACTAG